TCCATCAGCACGGCCTTTGCCGGGATCGCTCGGTCGTCCTGCGCCTCCCCGACGTACACGCCCGGAAGCGCCAGCGAAAGAGCAGCCTGCACCGCCGCGGAGAAAACGCCGTCAATCATCGGGTAATGTCCTCCAGGTACAGCTTCCACGAGATCGGATCCTCGTCCCAGCTCGTGATGCGGCGCTCGGTGCCGTTTACCGTCAGCTTTGCGCCCTTCACCGGCTCAGGAAAGCCAGCTTTGAGCAACCGCACAAAGCCCGCAAAATGCTGCTCGAAACCGCCCATTGCCAACAGGTCAGATGTCTTCTCACTTGCCACCGAAAACACTGTGATGCCGTTGTATGTGACGGAGTCTGCCTGCATGTAGTCCAATGCCTGGCTCATGGCAGATTCGGTGATGGCGGTCCATTCTGACATTAGAGCAGCGGTTCAGCCTTGCGGCGGGAAACTAACTTGGGCGCATCAACTTCTGCCACAGGCGTGCCGCGGATCGTGCGGAAGTTGTCGGGAGTCGGATTGCACACCAAAATCAGCTTGCCGGGGTTTGTGTGCGTTTTGAAAAACTGCCTAGCGTCAGCAGGTTCGGAGGAGGAAAAGATCACCTGCGGGCCTGCACCGGCGTCTTCAATTACGAGCGAGATTTTCATTTTGGGATATTCGGAAAAAAGCCGGAGCCCCCACTAAAGGGGACCCCGGCCTTTGGAACTGTCAAACTTAGGGAGTGACGATGCGGACGCCCATGTTGGTGCCCTTAGCCACGCCCCAGATGCAAGACACGTTGACGCAGGTCTTTCCGCTGGTGCGGTCATAGAACTTACGGAACGTGAGCGGCAGCCCGAGGTCGGGCACGATCACTTCAGCGATCTCGATGGAGTCGGCCAGAGCGGCTTCCGGGTTTACGCGGCGAGCGGCCATGATGAGCGCGGAGGAGTGCAGCGCAAAACCGGCCAGTGCTTCACTGTTTGCGTCACACAAGTCGCTCTCGTAAATATCGAAGCCCGAAACACGCGGCACGGTGCCTTCAGCCTTGAAGGGAGTGATGCCGGGGATTTCCGCGCTGATGAACGTCTTGGAGATTGCGCCGTAGTAAGCGGGATTGATGATGGCCGAGCGGCCCATCTTTGGCGCCTTGAGCGTCTGCGTTAGCGTCACGCCGAGGTCGATCACGTCCTGGCGATCAAAGTTGGCAGCGCTGGAGGACAAGGGAGTCTGCGCAAAGTTCGCAGCGGTCACCAGATTCCAAAGCTGCCCAAACATGTCAGCGCCCAGGGACTGCACCATCGGCGCCAGAAACAGGTTCTGGAAATTGATGGAGGACTGAAGGACTTCAATGTCGGTGAAGCCGAGCGTGACGCCGCGATGCTGATCGAGCGAGATCGTGCGAGCGGTCGTGTCACCGGCCACAGGAGCGTAGCCTGCGGAAGTGATGTCCACAACGGAAGGAACCGTAGCAAACCGGGTCGTCACCGAACTGCCAGCGGACGCAACATCCGTAGAGAAGTCAGTGGTAATGCCACGCAGGGGGGCAAAAGCATTAGTTAGGAACGGCAGCGACTGCTGCGCGATTTGTGCGAGGAAAACGCCATTGAGGGCCATATGATTTTAGGTAGGTGAGGGTTAGAGCTGCATTGCTTTCTTGTTAGCGGCGTAAAACTCATTGCGCTCGCTGAATCCAAGAGTCATGTAGTGCGCCCAAAGCTCTTGCTTGCCCTTGGGTGCGGAAAGTTCTTCAGGCTGGATGGCGACAGGAGCCACGCCCAGGTTGGCGACAATGGCGTTGGCCTTTGCGGAAGCGTCGGCCTCGGCGGTTTTCACGGCGTCGAGTGCTTTTGCCAGTTCCAGCTTTTCCAGTTGCGCAACGTCAAGCGCGGCGGAAAGTTCGGCGGTCTTGGCCTTGAGCGCGTCAAAGGTTGCCACCAGTGCGGTGTGCTCTGCGCTTAGTGCGTTAAGCGCGGCCACATCTGCCTGCGCGGCAGAGAGCGCGGCCAGCGCATCGGTCAGGGTGTTCGGTAGATGATCCATCTACCTACCCAATTCGGGACAAGTAAAAGCCCGCACCGGGAAACCAAACCCGGTGCGGGCGAGACAACAAAACCAAATGAAACTACACGCCGATCATACCCAAAAGTTCACCGTAGGCAAGTTCCTGATTTCCGATGCCGTCAATGAGATTGGCGGCCTTTGCCCGAGGTGCGAGGTAGGCGGCGCCGGTCATGTACTCATCGGCCACGCGCCGGTTGCGAAGGACGTTGTCGCGAAATTGCGCGAAAGAATCGTCCACGAGCTGTTGCAAGCTGGCGCGCTGGGCGGGACTCAGTGACGGCCCCATGCCTGCGCCTTTCAGCGGGCCCGAGGTAATGGGATCCCACTTGAGCCCCTCTTCCTCATACATGGCGGACTGGTCCACCCAAGGAATGATTGTGCCGATGCTACCCCAGGTGGATCCTACGGAGCCGTACACCTTATCGCAACTGACGGCGATGTTGTACGCCGCGGAGCACGCCGTGTCGTCCGAATAGGCCACAATCGGCACCTTTAGAAACTGGATGAGGTCGGTGATTTCCGAGCACCCCGAGCAACTGCCCCCCGGGGAGTTGATCTCCAAAAGCACGCCGCGCACGTTGGCCTCCATTGCCTCTTCGAGGTCCTCGGCCACCCAGTCATAATCCCACGCGCCACAGCATGCCTCGATTGGCGAAATGCCCTTGGCAAGTGTGCCCTCGATGCAGATATGCGCAATTCCCTGCCCGTCGATCTCCATGGGTTCACGCTTAGACATCATGCCGGACATCTCCTCGTAATCGTCGCCGTTGGCGCGCACCAAACGCCCCTCCACGAGCTTGCGGACAGCCGCGTAGCCGCCCGGCGTGATGAGCCAAGGGCGGTAGAAAACTTGCTCAATAATGCGCTGAAATTTCATTCGGTGGGGGAAGTTGTTGGCGGATTGCCGTTGGGGGTCAAAAGTCCGAACACGTCGCGGCTGAGTCCCGAGCGTTCCACACGCTTTTTGATCTCCAGCTCTTCGCGTTCCACCTCGTCAAGGTGCTCTTCCAGCGTTTTAGATCCCGACGCCAGAATGTCAGTCATGCTGCGCATTCCGGCGCGGTACGCCTCAATGGCATCGCGTGATGCGTAGCCGGAATCAGCGGTGAGCCTGGCTGGCTCAGTGAAACGAAACTGGTAGGCACCGCCGCGGTCTTTGTCGGCGCCGGTGTACGCGGGCAACATGCCGAGTTTTACAAAGTTTGCTACGGCGTAGGCGCACCGGCGTTTACAAAATGCTGCTAGGTAAGCGTGCCGCTCAGATGTAATGCGGTTTACTTGTTCGAGCACAATGCGAGCGGAGGCCCCCCCCAGTTTGCTCATGTCCCACCCGAACTCAGGCGGCCACTGGGCGGCCAGCAGTGCGTTGCGGATAAGCCGTTCCTGTAGCCGGTCCTGCGCCTCGGTCGGGATTTTGGCGTCAATCTGGTTAATCGACTCGCCAGCGTTAGCCGTCAGATACTCAATGCGGCCGCCCTGCATCGGGGTAAAACGCAACCCCGGCGAGCAGTTGCCCGGCATGGTTTCGGTCAGCGCGTTGTAAGCGTCGCTGGCGTCGGCCATGCCTTGCTGGTTGGTGACGAGCAACCCAATCTTTGCCGCCATTCGGGACGCGGACTGGATGTCGTCACCCAGGTCCTTGAGGGAAATAAGGTCGCGAATTGCAGGCGCGAAAGCGGAGATCCCGCGCACCTGATCCACCTCCCGCGGATCCATCGTGAGCATGCACGCCTGGGCGGGTATGTCGCGGTCCTCGGAGCCGCTCTGGTCCTCCCCGAGGACGCGGTACGCTACTGCGCGGTTGGTTTTAGAAAGGATGACGCCGTTGTAGATCCGCAATCCAGCGTAGCGGCCGGTGGTCAAAATGCCGTCGTCGCCGCGGGATCCGATCTGGTGCCACGGGACCTGTTGCAGTTGCGGATAGCCACTTGCGGCCGTGGTCAAGATCGTGAGCAGGTCGCCTTCACGGTCAATTGCAGTAGACTCCAGCCGTAGCCCTTCCCACCAGCTTTTGCCGTCGAGGTAGGCAATCTGGAACCAATCCAGAAGCACGCCCTCGGCTACTTTGCCCCACGCTTTGTCGGCGCCCACAAATATGGGTCGCATCGCCATCCCCACGGACAGCATGCTCTTCTGGTCGATGGCGGCGTTGACCATGCCGTTATTCCAGTACAATTTCCTAGCCGCCGAATTGACCGTGCGCCACTCGCCCACCGTCAGTTCTTTGGAGATGCTCTGGGTGTGATTCCTCCACCAAGGTTCTCCCCAAACGCCACCTTCCACCAGCCGCTGGCGACGGTATGCGCCGCTGTTGTTGGCTTCTACCTTTGGCGTGCCAAAACCAGCCAGCTTTTTTAATCGGTCAAAAAGGCTCATATAAAATACGCCTGAGTCCTGCGCACCGGCGCGCTAATGCCCGCGGCTTTGTAGTTAAGGGCCTGCTGCGCCAGCATTACAACGTCCAGCGGCGACAGTGTGCCGCCCACGTTAAACTGGAACGCGGCGCCGTCAATGGAGCTGGAAACCAGAGAGCTCTTGCCCGCCAGCACCAAGTCGAACTTGCTCGCCACGATGGCGCGAAGTTCGGCCACGTCCCGCGTCAGGAATACTTGGAGCAGGAGTTTTTGGTCAGGAGCCATCTATCTAAGCCCGTCAGGACAAGGAAAAGCCCGGACATCTGCACACGCAGAGCCGGGTCATTTTCCGTTGTCTCGCCCAGTCGCACCTTTCGGGTTGATTGGTTGAGCGGCAAAACTACTCTGTCGGTGGCGGATCGTCAACCTCTGGTGCCGTGCTCGCCATATCGGGCAGGATGCCAAGGATCTGGGCTGTGAGCACGTTCATGGCCTCCGCGTCCCACATGTGGTTTGGCCTGCCTGTAGCTGTCCAGCGGAGGCGGGTCTTTTTGGTGCGCTTGTCCACAGTCGCCCGCTTGCGCTCGGAGTTGAGGTGCCGGACGTACTCGGGTGGTGCGTCCTGTGGAAATTCCCACACTGGCGAGCCCGTGTTGCGCAGATTTGCAAGAATGTCCTTAATCGGGTCGCTCGCCCAATAAAAAAACGTAACAAAAACACGCTTTCCGGCAGCGTCCCGCGTCGTCGGTGCTACCACCCTATCGGGCGCCGAGTAGTAACGGCGGATTGCCTTTCCGTCCTGTCCCCTAACGGTGAAATGGTCCTCGGCGCGGCCCACCAGTGCGGTCCAGCCAAACTTGGCACATGTGTCGTACACCCGCCCGTGAAACGAGTTGCCAGCGTCCAGTAGGGTGCGCTTGTCGGGCACCTTGAGCCTAGTCTGGATCTCCCGGAGCTGGTCCACGGTTAGGATCTTGCCCGCCCAGAG